TTTTAAAGAAGCCCATCATGGATCGCGGAGCCAGTTCTGATTTTCTTGCTGAGATATTGAAATCCAGCAACCAACCCGTCTATTTAATTGAAGCTTGGTTCGACGACGGCACGATCCGTATGACGGTTGCTTGGATCAACGTCCTGTGGAGCACCAACACCTACACAGCCAACGGCCATTTTCTGGGGTTTACGGGCCTCACTGAGTCCAGTGACATGAGTATCCCCAATGTCACGGTTCAAGTGTCGGCGGTGGATCAGACCTGGATCTCGATTGCGCTTTCCAAGCCCTATATCGACAGGCGCATCGCCATCTACAAGGGCTTTCTTGACTACCGACTGGCCATCATCAGCAACCCCTTACTGGTGTTCGACGGTCGGATTGACACCATGGAAATCTCCGACGACCCCAACAACGGCACCTGCACGATCGCAGTGACAGCCAGCTCGCAGTGGGTGGATTTCCAGCGTACGCCGGGCAGGCATACAAACGACCCGGAAGAGCAGATTTGGTTTCCCGGTGACCGGGGTTTTCAGTTTGTGACCAACATCAACCGCGAAATCAAGTGGGGATCATTGTGAGCTACACCTATGCGCGCATCCCCATTGGCACGGCTACTCATGAACTGCAAGCTTTGGCTGAACGTGAGTACGAAGAGGTCGGGCAGAAGGACCTCGAACGTTTGAACGTTGACTGGGCGCGCTACTGCGAACTCGATGCCGCCGGAAAGCTCGCTACCTTTATCGCCAAACGTGATGGCGTGATTGTGGGCTATGCCGCATTCATCGTTCAGACCCATATCCATTACCAGGACTCCTTGGTCGCGGCCAACAGCGCTGTTTATGTGTTACCCGATGTGCGTGCCGGACGTGTCGTTTTGAAACTTTTGCGTTTTGCCGAGATGGGTCTCAAAGCTCAGGGTGTGCAGAAAATCTATTACCACGTCAAACGTGAGAAAGACTTCGGTCGTCTGCTCGACCTTATGGGTTACCAGGATGTTGAGCGCATGTACGCCAAGGTAGTCAATAGCAGGGACACCGCGTAATGGCAGGCATCGTTATTGGAGCCATCGTTGGATCGGTGGTGTCAGACGCTGTGGGCGTGGTGGTGGCTGATGCCGTGCTCGGTACAGTTATCGAGTCCGGCATCACTGCCGCCGCCGCTGATGTACTGGGTGCTTCACTTGCCACAGCCAGTTTCATTGGCGGTGCTGCTGGTCTGGTGGCCGGAGGCGTTGCCAATCTGGCAGTTCAGTCTCTCATCGGAACCAACTCGCCAACCAGAGGTCAGTCGGCACTGGCGTCAGCGCAAGCCCAAGGCATTTTGCTCAATTCACAGAGCAACGTCGATGGCATACCCGTAATCTATGGCCGCCGCCGGGTGGGTGGCACCCGCGTGTTCATCGAGGTATCCGGTGCCAGCAATGAATACCTACATCTGGTTATCGTCCTGTGCGAGGGGCCTGTCGCAGCCATTGATAACGTCTACCTGGACGATGTGATTTCTAGCGACAGCAAGTTTGCAGGACTTGTGTCCATCAACAAGCACCTGGGTGTGCCCGGTGAGGCTGCAGATTCCTCCTTGACCTCAGATGTCCCGAAATGGACCAGTGCGTGCAAGCTCAGCAACTGCGCCTACCTGTACCTCAAGCTGAAGTACGACCGCAACGCGTTCACTGGCTTACCGACGATTACAGCAGACGTTCGCGGCAGAACACTTTATGACCCTCGCGACGGCCAAACTCGCTACTCGAACAATGCAGCCCTTGTTGTGCGCGACTACCTGACAAACTCTTTATACGGTCGGGGCATTCCGTCAGCGGCCATTGATGACGCCAGTTTCGCTGTTGCCGCTAACGCCTGCGACGTCAGGATCAATGCCCCAAACTTCACTGATACGTTTTCGGTAGATGCCTCAGCAAATACCTTGATCTTCGCTCAGGCAGAACCCATTGATACGGGAGATGGTTTGAAGGTCACGACCAATGGGGTCCTGCCAAGCCCCTTAACTGCCAGCCAGACCTATTACGCAATCAAGCAGACAGACACCACCTACCAATTGGCCACTTCAGTGGCCAATGCTTTTTCTGGGATGGCGATTGACCTGACCAGTGCGGGCACCGGAACCCACAGCGTCAATCACGTCGACTACGCCGCTTATGCAAGCGACGGCTCCATCGATACCAATCAGACTGCGTACGACAACATCAGGGCCTTGCTCACCGCCTGTCGTGGGTTGATGGTGTTCAGCGGCGGTAAGTACCGGTTGGTTCTTGACATTGCGACAAGCCCAGCAAATTTTGGTTTTACTGAGAGCAACATCACCGGTTCCTGGGTAATAAGTCAGGCAGGCAAGCGCGCCAAGTTCAATCGGGTCACGGCAGGGTTTTACAACCCAGCAAAGAAGTGGCAGCCCGATCTGGCCATGCTCGAGTCCACGGCCTTGCGTGCGGTTGATAACGGCTTGATTTTGGAATCAAAGATTGATTTGCCATTCACGGCCAATAGCTACAGGGCGCAAAACATTGGCCAGCTGACTCTGAACCAGAGTCGGTTTGGACTGGTAGTGAAATTCTCGGCATTTCAGGAAGGTCTGCGCTGCGAGGTCGGTGATGTAGTTCCCATCACGCATTCGACACCGGGATGGACGGCCAAGCTCTTTCGTGTGCTGCAGATCGAGATCAAAGACAACGATGAGGTCTACATCGTGGCCCGTGAATACGACGCAAGTATTTACACGCAGTCGGTGTTATCGCCCGCAGCCATTGTGGCGAAGTCAAACTTACCAGACCCCTTCAGCGTGCCAGTTGTGTCCGGAATTAGCCTGGCCTCGGGGACGACAGAGTTGCTGCGTTTAGGCGACGGCTCTGTCATTTCCCGGATTAGGGTGAACTGGACGACGCCCACAGACATCTATGCCCAAAAGGGGCAGATAGAACTGCAGTCCAAACCATCTTCGGATATCGCATGGTCGCCCGCTGACATTGTTGCGGCCGATCTGACCACCGCTTGGATCGCACCGGTGCAAGACGGTATCAGCTACGACGTGCGTATCCGCGCAGTCAATTCCATCGGTGTGCGTGGTGCCTGGTCGCAGGCAACGGTAGCCGTTGTCGGCAAAACGGCTCCACCATCAGATGTACCCTGGCTCCGTTTGGATGGAGAGCGTCTCACATGGGGGTCGGTCAGCGATATTGATCTGGCGGGTTACCGGGTGCGCTGGCAACCGGGCACGAGCCGCTCCTGGTCAGACGCTTTGGAATTGCACTCCGGTCTGCTGGCTGTGTCCCCTTGGGATTTGGTGACCATTCCATACGGTCCAGGCCAAATCCTTATCAAGGCGGTTGACACCACGGGCAACGAAAGTCTGAACGTCACGGCGGTTTCTTGCAATCTTGGTGACGCACCGATTGAGAATGTGTTTGCGAGTTATACGCTCAACTCAACACCAGTGGTGGCCATCGACAGCTCTCGCATGTGGGGCAATGACACGGCGCAGTTGTGGACCAACAGCGCAGCGGTCTTTTTGGTTCCGCAGTACCAGGCCATTTACTGGACAGGCAGTGTGACCTTTACAGACAGCGGCAGTCTGACAATTTCCACGGTGGTCAGCGGCTATGCCTGGAAGATCACTTGGAAGAAGTCGACGGATGTGGCCTACGTGCCGTTTCCTGGACGCGCATGGGCTGATGCTGGAACGACTTACCAGTTCCGCATTGATGTCGATCAGAGCAACTTGCAAGGAGTGATCGGTACCGTTGTCGCTCAAATCGATGTGCCTGACAAAACGATTCGCTTGCCGGATGTGGTGATTGCCTCGGGCGGGACACGCCTGTCGATTGGCACCGGCTGGCGCAACGTGGTGATCGTGAGCCTCACTTTGCATTCAGACGGTGGCTCTGCCACCACGGCCCGCGTGGTCGACAAATCAACTTCGGGTCCGCTGATCCAGTGTTTCAACGCCAGTGGCGCTGCAACCGCTGGGACGGTGGACGCCTACGTTCAAGGATATTGAAATGACTGCACAAACAACGCCCCCGTTTAAGCGGGGCGATACCTTTGCTTTGTCTGGCGTTTACCGCATCAACGGTGTCGCGAGCCAGCTGAGTACCCAAACCATTCGTTCCCAACTGCGCACGAGTGTCGGTGCCTTGGTTGCCAACCTTTCGGCTGCAATTGATCCTGACCAGACCGTGAATCCGGGGCGCTTCTATCTTTCACTCGTCGATCCTGTCCAGTCCGTATCGTTCCCGGCACCCGCCAATCTTTACTGCGATGTCGAAGTGCATGACGGCGGGATGGTGCGATCGACAGAAACATTCATCGTGCCCGTAGTGCCCGATGTGAGTCAGTAATTAGTGGCTGACCTATGACCACCTCGATCACAACCACCACCGAAGTCAGTTTGAGCCTTGAGCCGCAATGGGACAGCACTTCAGTCGAAGTCACGCTCACTGTTCCCGGGCCACAAGGTCCAAAGGGCGATCAGGGTGCCGTCGGTCCGCCCGGCCCCTTGCCTGATGTCACTGTTTTGGCCCTGGACGCGGGCTATTTCTAAATTCCAACGGAGAACCTTATGCCCAACCTCATTCAAATCAAACGATCTGCTACTACCGCTACGCCCCCAACGCTGGCAGTGGGTGAACTGGCCTGGTCCGAAGTCAGTAAGACGCTGTTCATCGGAGAGTCCGGAAGTGTTGTCACAGCAGCTGCAGGCTCAGGCGTCTTTGCCAAGAAGGCTGACAGCTTCGCGGTCAATGGAGATGCAACGGGCACCGGAACTCTGTCGGGTGGTTTGCTGCTGGCACTGGCGGCCAGCGGTGTCAGCGCAGGCAGTTACTCCAACGTCACGGTAGATGCCAAAGGGCGCGTGACTGGTGGCAGCAACCCCGGATATCTCACTGCCAACCAGAACATCACAGTTTCTGGTGATGCTACAGGCACAGGAACGACTGCGATTGCGCTGACCTTGGCCAGCAGTGGTGTCACGGCGGGAACCTACAACAACGGCACCACTGCCATCACACCGTTGACTGTAGATGCCAAGGGCCGAATCACGGGCACAGGTGCAGCGGTCACTTTGACACCGGCCTGGTCGAGCGTGACGGGCAAACCCACCACTTTGTCCGGCTACGGCATCACTGATGCACTGGCGCTTACTGGTGGAACGCTGACTGGTGCATTGACGCTGGCCGCTGATCCCACCAATGCGTTTCATGCAGCAACAAAGCAGTATGTGGATAACGCCATCACTGGCCTTGATTTCAAAGCCTCGGTTCGCGCCACCACGACGGCCAACATCACCTTGTCTGGTATTCAGACCATTGATGGTGTGCTGTTGGTTGCTGGTGATCGGGTGCTGGTCAAGGACCAAACCGCAGGTGCGCAAAACGGGCTCTATCTCGCGGCGGCGGGTGCATGGGCTCGATCAGCGGATGCTGACAACTCTCCAAGCGGCGAACTGACTTCTGGCCTTTATGTTTTTGTTGAGGAAGGCACCACTTACGCCGATTCCGGCTGGGTGCTTGCAACCAACGGGGCGATCACCCTGGGCACCACTGCGCTGACCTTCCAGCAATTCAATGGTCTGGGCCAACTCACTGCGGGAACAGGCCTGACCAAGTCTGGCAATACGCTGTCCATCACTGCTTCTGGCGTCACGGCTGGCACCTATTCGAGCATGACGGTGGACACCACCGGTCGGGTCACTGCGGGTACCAACCCTGGGTACATAACCTCCAACCAAAACATCACCGTCTCGGGCGATGTCACTGGTTCAGGCACGACCTCCATGGCGCTGACGCTCGCTGCCAGTGGAGTGACTGCTGGCACCTACAACAACAGCGCCACTGCGGTTTCCCCCATCACGGTTGATGCCAAGGGTCGTGTCACTGCCATTGGTACGGCTGTCACGGTCACGCCCGCGTGGACCAGCGTAAGTGGCAAGCCCACAACCCTGTCTGGCTTTGGCATCACCGACGCGTTGTCCACCAGCGCCACGATTGACGGAGGCTCGTTCTAACCATGGCCAACACCATCCTGCACAAGCGCAGCAGCACGGCAGCCGCCGTGCCCACCGCTGCGCAAGTCACGCTGGGTGAGTTGGTAC